CAGGGCGATGCCGTTGGCAGCTGCGGCTGAGGCGGGAAACGTAATGATCTTGGAAGGGAAGTGGAACAAGGACTTCCTGGACGAGGTTGAGGCTTTCGGCTATGACTGCCCGCACGACGATCAGGTGGATGCGGCGGCCGGGGCGATCAATATGCTGGCACCCAAGTTTATCCGGCCACATGCTGGGGCCTCGGTCAGGCCGGACGAGGTCGAGCGGCAGGACATCAGCGCGTTCCAAGACATCCTTGATCAGGCACAGACGCCAGCTGAACGTGAAGAATTGTTGAGGATCATCAATGGGAACAACAGTCAATCAGAACTTGAAGGCGCAACTGCTGGAGCGGCTCGCTAAGATGAAGGTCAGTGCGATCCAGGCAATGGGTGCAGGCCCGTTCGGCACAGGGGAGTCTCGCAAGGACTACGAGAAGCGGATCATGGAGACCGAGGATGCGTGGACGAACATGAACCACAAAGCACAGGGGATTTTACCACAATGAGTTTCTTCTCACAAATCGTCGGCAAGGCAGGAAGCCTGTTTCCCCGCGTGGTGCAGGCCAGCCTGCCGTCCGGCGTATTGGAGATGCTGAAACGGTATGGCAAGATGCCGGATGTGAGTCAGGAAGCTCTGGTGCGTAAGTATTGGGGCTGGACTTACATGTGTGCCCAGGTGTCTGCCCAGCGGTTCGCCTCCACACCACTCAAGCTGTACGCCTCCCGCGCCCGTGGCCAAACCGTAGTCAAGAACTTCGCTGCCCGCAAGGTGGACAAGGCCCAGTCTGTGTGGCTCAAGAAGCGCATCGGCAAATCCCTCCCACAGGTGGCCGGGGCCGAGGACTTCGAGGAGTTGGAGGAGCACCCGCTCCTGGACCTGCTCCAGAACGTGAATGACCAGGAGAACAGCTACGAGATGAAGTCCCTCACCTGCACCATGCTCGACCTGACGGGCGATGGCTACTGGTACATCGAGCGGGACAAGATGGGCGTGCCCGACAAGATGTTTGTGCTCCGCTCCCAGTGGGTCAAGATCGTGCCAGACAAGAACAAGTTCATTTCCGAATACATCTACGGTGTCAACCAGTTCGGGGGCGAGGCGATCCATATCAAGCCGGAGAACGTCATACATTTCAAGTACCCCAACCCAACCGACCCGTGGTATGGCATGGGGCCGGTTCAGTCCGCCGCCTATGCCATCGAGAGCGCGGAGTTGCGGGAAAAGTTCATCCTCGCCACGATGGGCAACATGGCCCGTCCCGATTTGATTGTGCGGTATCTGGAGGGCGAGCTTGACCCGAAGGAGCGTGGCTTGCTGGAGCGGGAGTGGAACGCGATGTTCCGTGGCCCCAAGAACGCAGGCAAGGTTAAGGTGACAGACTTCCGGTACGAGATCGACAAGGTGGGCTGGACGCCGCAGGAGCTGAGGTTCAATGAGGGTGAAGACTGGATTATGAAGAAGATCTGCGGTGCCTTCCCGGTGCCCATCGGCCTGGTGGACACAGCCCAGATCAGCCGGGCACCGAGGGCGGGCATGGAGGGGGCCGACTTGTTCATGGCGCAGTTCAACACTTTACCCCGGTGCACGTTGATCGAGGAGAAGCTCAACGAGCAGCTCTGCCCGATGTACGACGGCGAGCGGCTGTTCCTGGCCTTTGACAACCCCGTGCCCAAGGACAAGCGGGAGCAGCTCAACGAGGACAGCACCAAGCTCAACACCTGCGTCATCACCGTCAACGAAGTGCGCAAGCGGGACGGGGAAGAACCCGTGCCGTGGGGAGACACTCCGATTCCACTTCAGCAGGCACAGGCCGCGGCACAACAATTTGCCCCACTGGGAAGCGCGTCACAAGTCTCACCTGAGGCAGGCGCAAGTACAAATCAAACTACCGGTAAAACCGGAACACAGGCGAACAGCACTCAAGAGAACGAGGGCGGCTCTCCTGGTGGGGCGTCATTTGGGAAGTCATTCAAGCAGGCCGGTGACGGCATGTCCATGGAGGTCGAGGGCCAGTACGTCCACCCCTCCCTCGCGGGCATCCCGGTGAAGCTGCGGGTGAGGAACGAGGGTGGGCGATTTGACAGGCGAGGAGTGGGGCGATTGAGGGCGAACCGGGACGTGGTGGAAAGTTTAGCAACATGACAATGACATCAACAGTCCAGCCAGTCCTGAACCCCCAGCCGGTCCCCCCAGCCAACGAGGGGCATGTCACCGCACTGTCCGCCGACGAGCGGCTGCTGCGGAAGGCTGTGGACCGGTGCCTGAAGGCGCAGCTGTGCGAGGTGTTGGAGCGGCTGGAGGGTGGGGTGGTGGAGAAGGGTGCAAAGGATGAGGAAGATGGTCGATGGGTCACCATGCACGGTCAGCCGGTATTCATTCGTGAGGGGCAGACAGCGGCAGAGGCGGCGGCAGAGCGATTCGGTGGTAAAGAGGGGGGTGGCAAGGACGAGACCAGCAGTGGGGCAGACGTTTACCACGGCACTGCCGAACACTACGCCAAAAGTATCTTGAAGGACGGGCTTGTTTCTGGGACAGGTAGTGAAAACCTTAATTTCTCAGAGTCAGTGAAAGGTCGCGTGTACGTATCAACTGAACAAGGGGAGGCTTTTGCCTTTGCTGTAGAAGCGACCACAAACGAGTTTCAACGTGGAGTCAAAGAAGGAAAGTATTCTACGGCTGATTCAAAAAAATTGCAGGTGTTGATGATAGTGGCTGCCAAAGATACATTCCCTGAGAGCGAGTACAAGGGGAAAGAGAACACCCAATTCCGGAGCAACAAACCTGTACCAGCCAGCGCTTTTCGTCGGGTGGAAACTTATCGGTATAAGGACGCCGTTGAGTTTTCTGATAGATGGATGGATGCGAGGCGAACCAAACAACCTGCACCCACAATGCCGCCGCCTCGTCCAGTAAAGGTACTCAGTTCAGGACAGAAGTCGGGAGGTACAGAATTATATTTATGCGTTGGAATCAAAGAAAAGGAAGGACAGACCAAATCCCTCAAATCCCAGTCCCCCGCCTCCGCCGTTCCCACCAACCTGACCAAGTGGGACCAAGCCGTCATGCGTGAGGTGCGCCCCATCTGGTTTGGGCTGTTCAAGAAGGGTGGGGACAGGGCGCTGAAGGAGATCCGCAGGTTCCCCAGGCACGCCAGGAAGATGGCCGTGCTGAGCAAGGGGATGGTGGAGGAGAGCGAGCGGGTGGAAGTGAAGGGTGGAGAGGGGTCGGGCAACTTTGGACATGAGGGCAGACCCGGTGAAGTGGGTGGTAGTGGGCCTGGGGGAGGTGGGGGCGAAGGGCATGTAACTCCCGAGCAGAATTCTCAATATCTTGATGCTATCGAACAAGGGGATATGGGAATCGCACAAAGAATAGTAAGGGAGGTGGCGAGGGGGGCAGGATACAATATAGGACCGGTGTGGCACGGAACAAATGTTGATTTTAACGAATATAAAGAATGGTCCCATTTCGGTGAGAATAGGGGGCAGGCGGAATCGCGATTAGCTACTATTGGAAAAACAGAATCATCTCACTACAATGAAGTTTTCTTAAAACTTGAAAATCCCATATCAATGCCGGATCTCGGTACATGGGATTATTATGGAATGGTTGATATAGCACGTGAAAGAGGGTGGACAGACTTAAAAGGAAATGAATTTAAGAATGCCGTGGAAAAAGCGCGTGAAAAGTATGGTGTTGTTCACGGTAGGGAATCGGAATCCCCAAGATACAAGGAATATCTTGTTGATACCGAGAGAACTTATACGAGATTGACCGATCAAATTCATCGGGAAGTTGAGCGTCATGGGGATGGTATTGTCTATGAAAACAAGGTTGAGCGTTCTGGAAAAGCTTATATTGTTTTTGATCCATTCAGAGTTAAATCGTCCTCTCCCATTACTCGCGATGATTCTGGGGACGTTATTCCATTGTCCATGAGATTTAATAAGAAAGAAAAAGACGTTCGTAAATCCCTCAAGGCCGCCCGCCCCTCCATCGTCATCCCCGATTGGAAGGGCGGACCAGGATCAGGCCACTTTGGCCATGAAGGCAGGCCGGGAGAAGTGGGTGGGAGTATGGGAAGTGTAGGTGCTGGTGGATTTCCTCGTCCAAGTGTGATTACAGTATATCATGGTACCAGTGCAAGTCTTTTGAAAAAAATTAAGAACGAGGGTATCCATAGTGAATTACATGACGGCAGCGAACCCGGTCGTGCAACATGGATCAGTTCTGACTTTGGTCTGGCCGCTCAGTATACAGCTGGAGAAGATTCTATCATTTTCAAAGCGAGGGTTAGTGCTTCTTTGGTGGAAGGAGGGACTGGTCGTGGCGGCGCAAAGATAACAGGAGGTGTTCCTCCTGAGAAGTTAATGGGATACGCAACCCATATTGATGGGATGGGATACGGTGAGAATGGTTGGGAATGGCATGACATGGATGGGAACTCGGCAAAGAAATCAATCGAAGATCTTGTGGTATATGTGCCAATAATTATTAAATCAGAAACCAAATCCCTCAAATCCACTCCCTCCATCGTCATCCCGGAGTGGATCGAGGACCCAGACGTGCTGGACGCTTTGGAGCGGGAGATGTTCAAGTTCGCGCAGGGGATCGACCAGACCACAGCCGACACCCTGCGGGACGAGCTGATGGCGGGCATGGAGGACGGGGAGACCATCAGCCAGCTGGCCAACCGGATCAGTGGGTTGAGCGACGAGTGGGTCGAGGGGTGGCGCAGCGAGATGATCGCCAGGACGGAGACCGCACGGGCCTTCACCACCGGGCACATCGAGGCGTGGCGGAGCACGGGGGTGGTCAGCCGCAAGGTGTGGGTGGCGGCGGGGGATGCTTGTCCTTTTTGTCAGCAGATGGATGGGACGGTGGTGGAGCTGGGCGAGAGCTTCTTTGACCAGGGCGAGGAGCAGACGGCGGACTGGCGTGGGCAGGAAATTGCGATGGGGCATGACTACTCTGACATAAATGGCCCACCTTTGCATCCAAATTGTCGTTGTGTGCTGGTGGCCGAGCTGGACGAGGAAAAGATGTTTGTCCGGAAGGGTGGGGAAGAAGAAGGTGGTCGTTGGGTTACCATGCACGGTAGTCCGGTCTTTATCCGAGATGGGCAATCAGCCGAGGACGCAGCTAAAGAAAGATTTGGTGGGGACAAGGAGGAGCAAGCCAAACCGTCTAAGGAAATGATTGACAGAGCTTCAAAGGTATTTACTTCTATCCAAGACGTTTCTACTTCAGTTGGTAAGGCAGCGGACAACCAAATGCGCGGCGGTGTACTGAGTGAAAAGACCGGCGTATTCAAAGAGTTCACTGAGAAGAGCAAGGTTGCGAATCTTGGCAAGATCGTGAATGGTCTTAATGAACTTAAGGAACAAGACTCCGAGGGTTTTGAAACAGCCCGTCAATGGGATCTTGCGGACAGATTTGGTGTTAAAAACTACAAAGACATTCCAGACGAGGTCACAGTATGGAGGGGGCACGAGGAAGAGGAGTCGCTTGGAAAGTTTACAAATGTTTCCCATAAAAAGGAAATTGCCGACAAGTTCGGAGAGTCCGGTGTGGTGACCGAGTTCCGTATAAAAAAAGACGACATAGTGTTTGCTCTTTCTAATTCAGTGTTTGACGAGGGAGAGCTTATCGTTCGAGGAAAATCATTACAGCAAGTCGGACGAACCGTTTCGGAAGCCGCGTCGGAGCGTATGGCATTTCGTGAGTGGTCCTCTTCTATGAAGGTTGGAGCAGAAATAAAAACAACTGATGGCCGTGTTGGCACGTTGGTTGATACAGGAATCGGAACTTCTCTTATTGTAAAATTTCCTGAAGGTACAGATTATTTATTCAAGTTTTCGCGGGTGAAACGATGACATCAATTCCTATGCCAGATGATTTGAAACTTGCGCCCTTTGAAGTGGTGCGTGACTTTATTGAAATGTACAACAAAGCAAAAGTATCTAACGACACTGACCCGATGAGTATAGCCCGTTCAAAACTCGCAAAGAAGTATGGACAGAAGGAGAATAAAATAAATGAAACAGCTGCTTAAACTCGGCGAAATGCTCCAGTACCTGCCCAGCGCAGTCAAGGATGCCGTCCATCACGTAGCCAAGGACTCGGGCCAGAAAACAGATGACTTGGAACTTCATCGTCACTCCCACAGCGAGAAGGCGGCGGTCAACGGGCTGGACCCCAAGTCCCGTCGGGCACTCAAGTATGTCAGCTATCGCACCCAGGACAGGGATGACGAGATTGTTATCCCGGAAACCATCAATTTAACCGAGTTCAAAAAATACGGCCACGTGCTCGTCAACCACAACTACAGTCTGCTCCCGGTCGGGTCGGACGTGGACATCAGCGCGGACGACTACGGGATCAAGGCCCTCACTGAATATGCAGACACCGGCGCGGGCACACTCGCCAACGTGGTCTGGGCCTTGGTGAGTCAAGGCCATCTGAAAAGTTCGTCCATCGGGTTTGTCCCCACCAGCTTCACCAAGCCGGGGTCACGGGACTGGGACCATGTAGCAAACCAGCTCCAGTCAAACTGGAAAGAATTTGACAAGGCGCGGGCGGAGAAGTCCATCAGTCGGATTATCACTGGCGGCGTGTTACTGGAACATTCTGACGTTTCAGTTCCGTGTAATGCGGACGCCGAGCTGATCAGCGTGTGCAAGTCAATGCACATGGACGGCAAGGTGGCTAAGCAACTGGGGTGGGAGATGAAAGACGGGATTCTGGTCAACAAGGCGGAGGCCGAGCCGGAGAAGTGCGTATGCGACGAGTGCGGGTATGTCAAGACGGTGGTGCCGGGGAGCAAGTGCCCCGAGTGCAAGACCGGAGACATGAAGCCGAAGGCCAAGGAGAAGGCGATTGTGGTGATTAGTAAGGGCGGGGAGGGTAGCGGTAACTTCGGACACGAAGGTCGGCCAGGAGAGGTGGGTGGGAGTGGTGCGGGTGGTGGTTCGTCCTTGCCAGAAAAGATGACGGAACCCCATTTATCAATTCAGCAAACTTCGGGGGGGTCACGGAAAGCAGGGATATATATTGAGTCTCAATATAACCACACTTTTAGTCGTATGTCGAATCCTGTTGAAGTTGCACGAGACATTCGGTCTAAAAACTCTTTACCGTCGGGTTGGCAGTGGGATGATAATGAGGGGAAAGGTCTGACAGCTTCTATTCGAGTGGCTGATGAACAGGGGTCGTTGCTTCAACCTGACTATAAAGAACAACTTGTGTCTTTGCTGAAAAAAGCGGGCGAGGATCAGATGGCACAGCATTTTGAAAGCAAATCTTTCCACTCCCACGCCGTCGAGAAGCCCAACCCCCACATGCCGGGCGGGTCGTTCAGCGCGTGCGTGCTGATCATGGAGGACAAGGGACACGACACCGAGAGCGCCAAGAAGATATGCGGCGCACTCCAGGCTGACGCTGGTGGGAAGGGGCTGACCCAGGCCGAGACCAAGGCGGTGCGGGAAGTGACAGGCAAGGCCCTCCCCCTCCCCTGCACCTGCGACGAGTGCGGGGCCGAGGCCGCCTGCGCTCCCGGCTCGACCTGCCAGGAGCCGGACTGCGAGGGGACGATGGTGGCGGACAAGGGGAGGAAGGGCGGGCCGGGGAGCGGTAACTTTGGGCACAGCGGGCGGCCTGGTGAGGTGGGTGGGAGCGGGGCGGGTGGTGGTGGGAGTGAGGGTGGGAAAACCAAGCCTGTTCGGTTAACGAATAACCCGGAACTGAGCAATTGGTTGCATTCATTTACCAACACTGCTCCAGGAACAGCGGCTTATATAATTCCAGGCAGTCACAAACCTCCTCATGCAATCGTACATCCACAAGGGGAAGGTTCTTCTTCTTCTTTTTATCAAGCCACCACAGCTGCTGGCGAACTTTGGGTTAGGGAAAATAAGCCACCTCAGATGAACCCAGGTCCATTGACATACTCATCTACTGAATATGGTGAGATGAGTAGAAGAATGGAGGAAGCAAGAGGTAAAAAATCCTTCTCTCCCGAGATCAAGGTCGTCCGCCCTGCCCCGAGCGTGAAGGTGTTATTCGTCCCGCCGAGCGGGTCCGAGATAGCCCAGCGGGTGGGGGAGGCGGTGGAGAAGGCTCTTTCGAGAAGGACTGGAAAGATACTTTAATGATGTAACAAACGACCGATGGATTTATCAATCCCCGACGCGTAACGGCAGGGGGCGAGAGGCCGGGTCAAAACGCAACAAGAAACCGAGTCGCGGAAAGTGCGGCTCACAAGAAGAAGGAAAGAGAAGATGAAAAAGAAAGTTAAGTTACTCAAAGACTGGAAAGGCCATTCTGCCGATTCAGTTCTGGAAGTGGACGCGGAGACCTACAAGGAGTTGATTGATGGTGGCTTTGGCGAGTCCTACAAGGAAGATGAAAAGTCATTCCTGACCGTCCAGAAGTCCATGATTGACAGGGCTACCACGGCGGCAGTTGAGGCGGTCGAGACCAAGCTCAAAGAAATGGCCAGCGACACCTCGAAGATGATCCACATCAGCGTCAAGGATCGCTCCGACGACGACCCGACCTTCGGGTATCTGCCGGGATGCACCAAGTCGGCGAAAGACCTGTCCAAGGGCGAGGTCGCCTTTGCGTTCGGTCGGTTTGCGGTGGATGTGAAAAATGCGGCCCAGGGTCGCGAGACCGAGATGCTGATGAAGTGCCGTGAACGGTCTGACAAGATGGTCACGAAGGCGGCTGGCGACGGCATGTTGGCCGGTAGCGACGAAGCAGGCGGATACCTGATCTTCAGCGCAGCCAGCGCAATGATTCAGGCTTCCTCGCTTGAGGCGGCTATCGTGCGCCCGCGTGCGAACAAGGTCACCATGGCCACCCAGCTCCTGCGTATCCCGTATCTGCGGGACACGGATCACAGCTCCGGCACGGTCTATGGCGGCATTTCGATCAAGTTCGACGACGAGCTTGCCGAAGGTTCTGCCAGCAAACCGAAACTGGAAATGATTGAGTTCAAGCTCAAGAAGATGACCGCGATGGGCTACGCCTCCGAGGAATGGATCAAGTGGAGTCCGGTCAGTCTTGGCTCCTGGCTCATTCCGAAGTTCGGTGAGGCCATTGGGTTCAAGGAAGACCTGTGTTTCCTTGGCGGCCCTGGTGGCGCTCAGCCCCTCGGCATCCGCAATGCTCCCTGCAAGGTGCAGATTGCATTTGAGACTGAACAGGATACGTCCACGTTTGTGCTTGAGAACAGCACGAACATGTTCGCCCGGCTGAAGATGAAGAAAGCCGGATCGGTTGCCTGGGTGATGAACCAGACCGTGTTCCCGCAACTGCCGTTGTTCAATGTGACGGTCAGCGCGGGCGGCTCGGCGGTATTCACCAACAGCGTGCTCGGCGCTCCTGGCCAGTCGCTGTGGGGCTTCCCGATTGTCTGGACTGAGAAAGTCCCGGCACTCGGTACGGCAGGTTGCGTGTTGCTGGTTGACTTCTCGGACTACACGATCGCCGACGATCAGAGTGGCCCGGAAATCGCTCAGAGCATCCACCTGAAGTTCGATTACGGCCAAACGGCATTCAGGATGACCAAGTACATTGATGGACAAAACGAATCGGTTGCGGCGATGACGCCTGCCTATGGCAGCACGCTGGCGCCGGTGGTTGAGTTCAAAGCGACTGCGTAAGTAAAATCTTTATGAGTAGGTAAGCCTGGCATGGACGACGCAATGAGGCGTGGTAGATGCAATGGGAGCTGAAAGTAATAAAGGAGAGGAGATAATGAGATTAGTTGAAAATACAAAGGTCGTCATGCGCGACCCGATGGAGACTGGTGCTCTTGATACGACCACCAAGTCAGTCAACATGGCCAAGTATGCCAAGTGCCGGATCATGCTGTTCATCACGACCAGTGGTGCGGCAGGCGACGGAACCGTCACCCTGAAGCAGGGTACGACCACGACCGCGAACACGGCGTTGGCGTTCAGCGAGTATTGGAAATGCGACACGATCAGTGGTGATACAGCGGCGAACGATGCTTTGACCCGCGTTGAAGCTGCCACGCTGACCACCGCTGGCGCAAGCACGGCCACGTCGCTCTACATATTCGAGGTTCGGGCAGACATGCTGGACACCGATACGTTCAAGAGCGAGAACCAGTACATCCGGCTGAACTGCACGGCGGTCACGAACTGCACTCACATCGCGTGCATCTACGAGTTGTATGAGCCTCGTCATGCTCGTGGTGCGGAGAATATGCCGTCGGTGAACACCTAACGCAATCGAGCGGGAGGGCGAGCAGGGGTTCGCCTTCCTTTTCAAAAGGAGAAAAGAAGATGAGAGAAAAATTGATAGTTTGGACGATAGCGTTCCTTCTACCGATTGCGATCATCGCTGGAAATATTGATGTCGGTTCTACTGGCCCCAGCGGTCAGGGCGATCTTGTTTACAAAGCAAGAGCTACGGGCGTTACAAATCTGGCGATGGGGACAGGTGGGGTGTATAACCTCACAATCGATCCGCGTTATCCAATCAGCGGAACAGTAACGAAGCAAACCGGAGCGGTTACGGCAACAGCCGTTGTCACTCCGCAAGCTCCGACGACAGTTACTCCGACGATCACGCTGACGCCGGAAACTGGCGCGATTACCGCTACCGCAACCCCGACGCTTCAAGCACCAGGGGCACAAACGCCTACGATCACTGTGACGATTCAAGCCACTACGATCTATGATGCAACTGGCGCGGCTTGCACGAATGCGGCTGGTGAAGTTGTCGGTGTCGTGACTGGCGCGACGGCGACCTGCTCGGCTCTGCCCAACTTCCCGACCAACCTGACCATTGCTGTTAGCGTGGTTGGTGGCGGGGCGGTCTGGACAAATGCGACTGCGGCTTGTTCGGCTTTGCCGGACTTTGCCACGAACGCTACAGCAGCGATCACAGTCACGGGCGGCGGCGCGGTAGTTACGAACGTCTCGATGACAGTACCGTAAAGGAAAGATAAACTCAATGGGGTGCTCGGCAATACGGCCAGCACCCCGGCGAGGAAGGAGATTCATGCAAAAGATTTTATGCTTTGTGATTGCGGGGTTGGCAGGTCTCGTCCTCGCTGAAGGCACGGTCGTAGAGACCAAGACAATGTTCAGCTCCCCGGCTAAGTATGAGTTGGCTTGGACAGCCTCCACCAACGGGATCGTGAGTCAGACCACCACGTTCTATGTGCGAGGTGAGCTGGCGAGGGTGGTGTTCGGTGGAGGGACAACCCCAAACACAATCTATGTCACGCTAAAAGACACAGCGGGAGTTGACGTTCTTGCTGGGCAGGGGATCGCACTGGTGTCTAATGTGGTTGTATCAGTAGTCCCTGGTTTAATGAGTACTGATGGTGTTCAATCTAATACGGTGCCATTTGTGGTTAACGATCTACTGACACTGAGCGTGACAAACGCTGGTAGTTTGAAAACAGGAAATGTAATCCTGTATGTGAAATAAGGAGACAGGTCATGGCAAAACGAGAAATTAACAGGCAGGTGGAAGAGACAGAACCAGTGGCAGTGAAGGAACAGGAAGTGGCCTTGCCCGCCGAGAAACAGGCTCGCCCGAAAGAGACCAAGCCGCTGGACGTTACCATCACGGTTAAGGCTCCCGGCATCTTCGTGATGCGGGTGTGGAACGGTATGGTGCTGTTCCCGGAGAAACGCAAGCTGTCCAAGATTCCAATCGTTCCTGGTAAGCCGGTGACGGTGCGGGTGACCCAGTGATTGAACGCCCGACATGTTGCAAGATGGTGACTGCCCCAAAGGCTGCAAAAACAGTCAAGGAAGGGTTGCGAGGCCCGGAAGGTATAAAGGCTATGTCTGAGGCGTATCGACGCGTCCTACGGGAAGCTGGACGGTGTCTTGCGTGTGTAAGGGGTAAAGGGATATATGAACCTAACGACAAAGACTCGGTTTAAGGCATATTCGGGGATTACAGGCACTGGACAGGACACCTTGATTGATGCCCTGATCCCGCAAATCTCCGACCAGATTGCAAAACACCTGTGCCGGGATTTGGCTGTTACCACCTACAAGAGCTGGGTCAATGGGACAGGCAGTCCGATCCTGCGGCTGGAGCAGTGGCCGATCCTGACGGTGTATCAGGTCAGCATTGGCACGATGACGGTGGGTTACATTGAGAATACCGGAGCCACGACCAAGCGGGCCAGCGTCTCATTTGATGGGACAAATCTGTCGTTGATGTCGGTCAATACCAGCGGCACGGAAACCCTGACTGACCTGCCGGTGGCGACGAGCAAGATTCTGTCCTCATTGGCAACAGTGGTGGAGGCCGTGTCGGGCTGGGAAGTGACGCTGGATAGCACCGACTACGAAGGGGAGCCGTCCAACATGCTCCGCCCGCTGTATGGCGCACCCGCGTATGACCCGGACACGGCGGACTTGGTTCTGCCTGATTCGCAGGAGCCGGTCAAGTTGATCACGGAAGATACGATTGAGCTATTGACCGATCCAAGTGCTCCGGGCGGATTTGGTGGGGATTCAATCGTGCGGGGATTTGACGCCACGCCGGGGATTGGCAGCGGGTTCCCGTCTGGGGCGGCGAATGTGTTTGTTTGGTATCGCGCTGGCTATACTTTACCTTCGGACGCGAGCGGGGAGACTCCGGCTTCGGATGGGACTTTGCCGCAGGGGTTGGCGTTGATCGTCAATCAAATCCTGACGGATGTTTTGTCAAGCACGAAGCTGAATAGTAATTTGCAGAGCGAGAGCATAGGCGGATACTCATACTCGCTGCGGGCGGCGGCGAATGGTGCGGTGGCGTCGGCGATTGAGAATCGGGTGAAGGATTTGGCATTATACAAGGCGGCGACGTTATGAGTATGCAACAAGTAGCAACAGGAAGTGAATTCGGGATAGCTGTTTGTAAAATTATAGGACTGGAGTCAAGTCTTGTGCAGAATATGACTATCAGAATACCTGCAGATGGTATTGTTAGTCTTGACACCCAGATGTTGGTAACAGAGGAACAAGCGCAAGAGATAAAGAGAGAATTGGAAGCGAAAAAGAGTGTGGTAAATATAATTTGCGAGAAGAAATGAAAATCCTTTGGCATTCCGTCAAGCCCACAATTGGTTCTGGCTATGGAACTCAGACGGCATTGTGGGCATTAGCCCTGAAGGCTGCTGGTCACGATATTTCCATTGCCTGTTCTGTCGGCCTGTTTTCCAGCGTGGAGATGTGGAATGGAATCAAGATGTTTCCACACAGCAACTACGCCGGGAACTACGGAGCAGATATAGTGGTTGAGCATGCCAAACGGACAGGCTCAGACATCGTGTGGAGCTGGCTGGACGCTTTCGTTCTTCGACCTGACGAGTGTAAGAAGGTTAACTGGGTTGCCTGGGTTCCGGCGGACAGCGACCCGCTTATGGTTAGGAATGTGGAGCCGCTGAAAGCCTGTCGGTTCGTGGTAGCCCCGACAAGGTTCGGGCAGGAGGTGATTCAGGAAGCAGGTATTCCTAACGTGATGTATGTGCCCTGCGCGTTTGATTCAACAGTGATGTTTCAAAGTAAGGAGGATAGG